TCTCCTCGCCAGTCGCCTTGCGCTTCCCGCCGAGATCGGTCAGCTCAAAGTGCTCCAACTGCTCGGCCGCTTCCTGCTCGACGTCAATGTAGAGGCGCTGCTGGCTGGTGGGGAGCTTCGTCTTCGGCTTGTCGGATTTAATTAGCGGCCGGTCGCCGCCGCGCAGAGCGTTGTCGACGCGCTTCTGGAAGTTGAGGCTCGTCGTCAGGGCTGGTCCCCTACCAGCGGCCGCCGAGCTCGCCGCCTGCGCGGCCTTCCACATACCTTCCGCTCGGTTCCGGTGAGGCAGGTCGAATTTCGACCAGTACTTCGTCTCGAAGTCGGCCCGCGGGAGAGCGCCCATGCCGACGGTGGGGAGATCGAGGAAGTCGAGCCAGGCCTTGTTATCGTTCGTCCGATGGCCGGCGCGCGATTCGAGAGCGTTCCTCTGCTCAAGGGTGAGGTGCGCCCACACCGGCGGCGATACGAGATCGCGGGGTTCGGCCCCGGGATTCTTGTCGATCAGGTTCGTCATCGACATATAGGACGCGCGGCGCGACTCGTCGATGATCGCCTTCTGCTCGTTGTAGTGTTTATTGACCCGCCTGTTCACCTCGTCGCGAACCTTTGGGTCTCGAATCTCTCTGGCGGATTCGAGCGCGTCTGCCCGGTCTCCCGCACGTAGAACGATGGCGTCCGTCTGCCTCTGGGACTCTCCGCGGAGCATCCCCTCCGCCAGGGACTTCTCGACAGCCGCCGAGGCGGCGCCGGTGACGTCGGCCTTGTTCTCCTTGTAGTACGCCGACGCGGACAGGTCCTCTCCGTTCGCCAGCATCCGATTGACCACGGCCACGTGGGTCTCGCTGACGGCGGTCTTGATCTTCAGCTTCAGCCACTCCGGCGGGAGGCCGTTCCTCTTGGCCCGGTCGGCCAGCGCCGCCCGCTGGCGCTCGATCGAGAGGGCGACCTGCTCCTGGTCGCGGTATCCCTTGGCCGCGGCGTCCCTCTCATTCAGCAGGTAGGACTCGGTCACGTCGGAGTCGTACTGCTTGAGCTCGCCCGAGACGTGGCGCTGAAGCTGGAGGTCGAGGTCCGCCTGCCTCGAGATGGACATGCGCCGGCCGGATAGGCGCTGCGCGTCGTTCGACAAAAACTCCTTCTCGAGCTCGCCGACCGAGTCCGTGTATTCCTGCATCACCGTATCGGGCAGCGCGAACGAGTCCTTCCCCTTCACGTTCATCGCGCCGGTCTGGGGATCGTAGAGGAGGCGGGTCTTGAGGGCTGATACCTTCTGGTCGAAGTCGAGAACGGCGAGCTGGTCCGCGCTGTTCTTTCCCTTGACCGCCGCCTTGGCCAAACCCTTCACCGCCTTGCTCACGATCGGAGAGAAGTCCACCGTGCCGGGGGTAGGTCTCGGCGTTAGTTTCGCCTGTGTGAGTGGCCTCTCGGGCACTCGTTGGTCGCCTAGCCTTGGCACGGTGGGCATATCTATTTCTTCCCCTTCTTCGTCTTGCGCTTGGATAGTCCGAACGTCATGAGGTCCCCTGACATCTCGGCCGCCTGCATCCCTCCAGTCAGGATGGTCTGGCTGGCTCGGACGTTGGCCGAAATCCTGGCGAGTTCGCCGCCGAACCTCTCATCGGCTGCCTTGATTTTGAAGCCCAGGGCCTCGCGCGCGGCGTTGTTCTTCACCGTTAGGGCGTCGAGTTCGCTGAGCTCGGCCGTCTCCTCCTGAATCTCTAGGGCCGAGCCCTCGCTGATGTCGATCCCCTGCGCGGCCAGCGCCGCCCTCTGCGCGCCGACCTTGGTCTTGCCACGCCGGCGGACCTCGGTGGACGCGCGCCGACCGCGGCGTATGGCGTCCACGGCCCGGAGTTCGGACATGCGCGCGTTAAAGTCGGCCGTGCTTTGTTGGGCCAGGCCGGCTTCTCGTTGCGCGCCGGCTTGTAGAATTGAGCTAGTAAGGGCTGCCATAAATCATCCTCCCGTCAGGGGGATTTCTCCTGCCGGCATCGCCGCGAGGATAGAGGCCGGGATCGGGTCCACTTGCCGGATAAAAATCCTTCCGTTCGAGTTCCACTCGCCCCGCACGTTGACCTCGATACTCCCCGTTTGTAGGGCGTTCGGGTCGTCGTACGATTCGGTGCTCCTGAGTTTGAACTCGGTCAGGCCTTCGAGTGGATCGGTCGCGTCATCCGGCGGCGCCTCCGACCCCGCCCAGAGACCGCGGGTCGACTCCACGAAAAGGGTGACGGCCGTGATGTTCTTGGCCTTGTCGGCCATCGTCTCGCCCTCGGACGTGTCGATGTCCAAGGTCTCGATCTCGGCCGTTATCGGCAGGCCAACATGGATCACGACGTAGGGCTGGTCTAGTGCGGCGGTCCCGTCGGCGACGGTGATCGAATCGTAAGATGGGTTATTCGGGCTGGCTACTACGTTGCCATCGCCGAAAACGCTGACAGCCTCGCCCTCGAGGTGCCAGAGTCCGCTGACGGAATCTATTGCCTTCCCCCACGTCGCGGTCGCCACCGTCCGCATCGCGACCGGGACGATCTTATTCGGCCTGCCCGTGACGACCGTGGTGTTCGTGTAGGCGTCGATAGTGAATCTGATTAGCGTCCCGTCGCTGCCGGTCAGGTGGATTTCGTTGCCGACGTCCGTGGCCGCGAAGTAGGCGGCGCTTGACGTGAGCGTCAGGGTCTCGTCGAAGTCCCAGGTCACCCCTCCGGAGAGGGTCATATTGTGGGATGTGTCCGCGTTGGTCCCGTCGTAGCTGAGAGCCGAGTCCATGAAGATCGAGTCCTCGATATCGGAGACGACCCGCGTCTCCATGCGCTCGACGTAGCGGACGGTCTTGCCGTCGATGGTCCGGTTGATGACCAAATAGAGCGCCGTCTCCGTCCCCTCCGGCACCGTGCAAACATTCTCGACCGTCCCGCCGGCGAAAACGTGCTGGTGCCAGCCGAGGAGCTGGTGCTCCCTGACGTAGGTCAGCCCCAGGAGAGTCCCACCGCTCCTCACCATCCAGACGACCGAGTGTGGAATCTGCTGGTACGCCCAGTCGGCGATCGTATAGCCCTCGAGGAGATGGGAGGAGAAAAGGGTCAGGTCGTTCCCGCGGTAGCCGTCCACCTCGAAGTCGAATACGAGATCGCGGACGATCCCGCCGCGGGATTGGACGTAGATCGCGCTGCCGTTCACCATGATCGGCCGGAGCCCGCTCGACCCGTTGTAGGAGTGCTGTTTCGCGTTCACGCCCGTCGGCTTCAAGATTCCGGCCTCGTCGCCAGCGACCGACCACTCGGCGCCGTCGGTCAGCGCGACCAGAGTCCCGAGCTCGAGCAGGTGGCGGATCGCGTTGACCTGCCTGCCGACCAAAGTGAAGGTCACGGCGTCGTCGTCCTGGATCGGGAAGCTGATCGTGAAGTTCGTGAAGTATCCACTCCTCGACGCCCAGGTCTTCTCCGGGTCGTTGTTCGTGTTCGAGAATATGCGCCTCTGCTGGTAGTAGGTCGCGGTCGATGGATAATTGTCGACCGAATCGAACGGATCGCGCGCCGTCGGCGGCGTGTCTGAGAGGTCAGGGTCGACCCCGTCATTGACGAAGGTATTGGTCCCGGCCGTGCCGATGTAGCCGTAGATGCCGTTCTCCATAAAGTAGACGTTGTACTCGACGGCGTCGGTGACGGCCGTCCAAGTCACCGTGTGGTCGTTCGTCGCCGGAGCCGTGACGCTGTCGACCCGGATGTAGGTCCTAGCGACCGTCCCGCCCGAGACGTAGGCCGTGTAGCCCGTCCCGTCGACACCGGAGAGAGAGAAATTATTTCCGCCCACGGCGGATACCGTAAATCGCAGGTCATTGATCTCGGTCATCCCAACGACGCCCGTGATGTAGACCTCGTCTCCGTTCGAGTACGGATGGCCGACCGCCGTGATGACCACCGGGTTCGCCTGGGTGGCGGCCGTGATCGCGGTCGTGGTCCCGTAGCCAGGCAGGGATTCCTCATAGGTCTCGTCGGCGACGGCCGTGACCCGATAGCGATAGCTCTCCGCCCCGCCGGCACCGGTAGCCGCCCCGCCGTCAGGCTGGTCCGTCCCGGGCGCGAAGGTGATGGCCGTCAGGGTCCAGGACGTGTCGCCAGTCCGCGCGAGTTCCCGCGGCTTGTAGGTCGGATGGGTGACCGTGATGACGTCGGCCGACTGGACGTACTGGAGCTCGAGAGCGTTGACGTCGGCCTCGACGTACGGGGTAGTGATCGTGTAGACCCTCTCGGCCTCGCCGGCGGACGAGTAGGCCGTGTAGCCGGTCGCATCCAGATTCGTCCCGTCCATCGTCTGCAGCTCGAAGGTGTTGACCCCGGCGTTCGCAATCTTGAACGTCCGGCCATTCAGTTCCGTCATCCCAATCACGCCGGAAATGTAGACCTCCTCTCCGTCCACGTATGGGTGGCCAGCGATCGTAACCACGGCCGGGTCTGCCTGGGTGACTCCGGTGATCGTCTCTGCGGTTTCCAGGATTGGCGCACCGTCCTTATGGAAGCGCATGTAGAGGTCGCCGATCTCGATCACGTAGGTCTGCGCCGCGTTGAACACGAACGGCATCAGACGAACGACCTTGCTTGAGTCCTTCACCTCTCCGACGAACGTGGTCCCCGCCCGGTTCGTCACTCCGCCGTGACGCATGACCACGAAGTTCTTGCACGTACGGAGCCCGGTGGCGTACTTCACCTGATCCACCCTCGCGTACATCGAGGGCGCGATCTCACCGGCAGCGAAGGACCTCTGGGCGGCTGTGGTCATTCGTCTCCCTGACTCTTGAACAGCCTCTCCGCTATGGACTTCTTCGGCTTGTCCGGCGAGAGAGATAGGTCCGTGATCTGGAGGGACACGCTCCGGCGCTTCTTCCCTTCCTGCGAAGCGGTCTGGGAGACGTAGGTGACCTCGACACGCGCGTAGAGCAGCATCTTCTCGTCGATGGCCGGGAGAGCCGGCATGCCGAGCCGATCAAGCGCGTCGTCGTTGAGTTCCACGCGCAGGCCCCACGGATACCGCGGCAGGTCCTTCGAGACCTCGACGCCCGTCTCTTTCTTGGCGTCGGCCTTGGTCAGCTTCATGCTCTTGAGATCGTTTGGCATCGTTAGCTCCTTTCCCGGATTAGTTCGGCTTCGGGGTCTTCTTCTTCCTGCTGCTCGTTCGCCGCGTTCCCGGCCGCGAGGGTGAGGGCGAGATGGTACTTTTTTTCCATCTTCTCCTGAATATTGAACGGGTCTCCCTTCGTGAGCCGCGGAGCGATCATCATCGAGAGCCGATAGGAGACGGCAAGCACGAAGTCGGCAGGATATTGGGACTCGTCCTCTACCCGGGCCGTGTACTCGATGCTCGCTGTCTCTTGGTCGGTGTAGACCAGGAGGCCGGCGTCGTCGCGGTAGATTTTGTACGGGGTCCGCGTCTGGCGGTTGTCGTTCCTGATGCCGCTCGGGATGCGGCGCATGAGAACACAGTCCGACGGATACCTATAGGAGTAGGCCCACTCGGTATTCGGGTCTGCCTCGACGAGGCCGAGCGTGGTGTACTTGGTGGCGAAAGGCCAGGCGAAGTCCCTGAGCGTCGCGTCGACGGCCGTAGGGTAGAATCTCCGGCAGGCCAGGGCCTCCTGGCTGGTCCCAGTCTCTAGGCTCGAGATGTCCTTCCCGGTCCCCAGATTTGAGAGCGCCAGATTGGCGATCTCTGTATCGGAAGTCGCCATCGCGGCCCCCCTACGTGAACCGACCGATCGCTATGACGCTGACGTTCGTGCCGGTCGTGATCTGCCACCCGCCGGTCGTCTCGACACTTTTCATGCCGAGCTCGACGACGATCGGCTTGAGTTCTGAGAGCGAGGACGCCCCGCCTGGGAACACCGTGATCGCGCCCGCGGCGCCGTCCTGGATCGCCACGGCTCCCGGGCTGGTCGTCGCCGGGATGGTGATGCTCCTTTCGAGATCGTCGCCCTGCTTTCCGTCCGGACCCATCATCTGATCCGTCTGGCTCGCGGCTACGGTTTCAAAGTCTCTGTGTGATGGCATGATCTCAGCTCCTCGGAGTCCGATTTCCTTCTTGACATCCAGCTAAAAAGTGTGCGGATGATCCGCCTGATCGTGCTCTCCTTTCTTCCCCAGGAGAGCCGACCGATGTCGATATTCCGACCTGGCCGAGCCGCCATACGGGGGCGGGGAGGCCGAGCGCCGAGTAGACGCCCGACCCCCCGGGAGGTTAGATAACCTCCTGGTCCCCCGTCGGCGTCTCCGAACCATCGGGAGCGTCCGGGCCTTTCTGGCTCTCCGGTTCGCTTCCCTTCTCCGGCGCCGGCTTGAGGGCGGGCTTCTTCTCCCCGCTGGTGACCTTCACCATCCACTTCTTCGAGAAATGCTTTTCGGCACGAATCTCGAAAGTGTCCCCCTCGTAGCGGCGCTTGTGTTCGTAGTAGCCGAGGCGTTTTGCCTTAACGAGCATGCTCACTTCCTCCTTCACTCATCCCCTATTAGGAGATGGTGATGTTGTCCGCGTACGTCCGGGCCTGCTGCAGGTCCGTGGTCAGGTACGCCGTGAAGGAACCGGTGCTCAGGCTCCCGTTGGCGGCCGTGTAGTACAGACGGAGGAACCTCTCCACGATCTGACCCGGCTGGAGGGCCATGATGAGGCGGGTTCCGATGGCCGACAAGGCCGCGAAGGTCCCGAGGGTTTGCGCCGTGGTCGGCGAACCGAAAGCCGCCGCGGCGTCCGTCTGCGCGGTGACGGTGATGGTCGAGTCGCTGCCCGAGTCCGTCATCGCAACGTCCACCTGAACGACCACGTAGACCGGCTTGCCGGTCCCGAGGTCCCGATCGGCCCCGAGGTCGATCAGGTTCGTCGACGCCGCCGAGGCCGTGACGGCCTGGGCGTCGCTGAACAAGTTTTGTGCGTCGAGGATCATGTTTTCTCCTTTACTTTTTAGAGTCTTCTGCTGTGGTCCTGGTCAGCCTTTAGGCGACCAAGTCCTCCGTCTCGAGCAGCGCGTCGACCTTCCGGCACGGAATCCCACGGAAGGACGCGATCCTCTTGCCGGCGACCATATCCCATCGGAGTCCGCCGCCCGAGATGATGTCGTCGCGGTGCTGGATGTCGAGCATCTGCAGCACGGTCCGGTTCATGTAGAACGCGGCCCGACCGTTGCCGAACGACGGGATGCGGTGGATCGCCCGGATCATCAGGTCGAACAGGTCGGCCGCCGAGGTCTTCGTGGTGAGGGCCGAGACGTCGATGTTCGGCATCCGGACGGCGTAGCGCCAGTCCTTCAGCGCGATCCCGACGTCCCATTTGAAGTGATCCTGATAGGCGCGCATGCGCGAGCCTCCCACTCCGCCGGCGGTCTCCACCGTGACGAGACCCAGGTCCTCATGCTTGAGGCCGGCCTGAGAACCCTTCGGGAAGATGCCGTGGACGGTCGAGGCGCCCCACACCATCAGCCAGATCGAGCAGTTGTCTCCGCCGGTCCCGCCGCCCACGACGATGTTCTGGGCGTTGTTCGCCGACAGGGACGAGTACCGCGGGGACATCCCCAGGAACTCCTCGGGCGCCGTCGACGTGTTGCCGTAGAACGCGGTCGAGGCCATCTCCTGCCCCATCGCCTCCACGAACGCCGACGCCTCGGAGAGCCGGAAGGCCGCCGAGTTGCCGTTCAGGTTGGCGAGGTCCTGGTCGACTTCGCTGTACGCCTCGAGCATGCCGACCGACTCGGTGATCTGAGCCTTCGTGCTCTTGGAGACCTGGACGCCCTGGTTGAGAAGGCGCCACGCCACCGGGGGCAGACCGGTCCGGACCGTGGTTTTCTCGCCGGTCGGAAGGTTGCCCTCTTTGAACATCATGTCGTCGAGGATTTCGTTCGTCTGTCCGAGCAATTCGATGACGGCCGCGATCGAACCGTCCGGGTCGAGGCTCTTGGCCCAGTCGGCCAAGGTGAGAACGTTTGCCGCTTGCGTTGCCATGCGATTTTCTCCTTGCTACTTGGTCTTCGGATGATTCGGATATAGGCGTTCCGCGAGGGTCTTCTTACCGCCGGACTTGCCGCCCGACTTGACGAGCTGATCCTCGGACATCGCCTTCCCGATCCTGACGAACGTACGGACGAGGTCGGGATGGTTCCCGTATCCGGATTCGTCCAGGATTTTCCTGAACGACTCTGGAGCGTACCGATCCAGGACTCGCTTCGAGAGTTCGGCGTTCTTCTTGAAGTCGTCGCCGCCGATCTCTTTGTCCTTTTTCGCCTCCTCCATCCATTCGTCAGCCTTCTCGTCGAGGCTCGCTTCCAGGCTCTCGTTGTAGCGCGAAACGGCGTCGTGCTCGCGCTCCAGGAGACTCTGCGCCGCGTCGTTCGAGAGTCCTTGCTCTTTGGCGAAAGCAGCAATCCTCCCTACGGCGTCGTCGTCGAGCTTGGAGTCCTTCGGGACCTTGAGGTCGTACTTCTCCGGCGGCTTGGCCTTCTCGGCCGCGACCGCCGCTGCCTTCTCCTCGTCGGTCTTCTCCTTGCCCTTGCCCTTATCGTCAGCCTCGCCCGTCTTTCCCTTATCGCCCTTGGCTTCGCTCCCGGCCGCCTTCGTTCCTTCGGCGTCCGAGCCCTGCCCTGCGGCGTCTTTCTCGCCCTTGACCGCGTCGGCGTCGACCTTCGCGGGGGTTTCCTCTTTTACGGCCATATCGGTGTCTCCTAGTCGTCCTTCGGCTTATTTTCGGTCATCATCTGAATATACCGCTCCGGGCAGCCTTCCATGAGGTCCGCCAGGAGCTTCAGCCCAACATTCCGGTGACCCTCGTTGAAGAAGGTCGTGTTGTTCCCCGTGAAGCTGGACCTAAAAACTCCGCAGATTTCGAGATACCGCCAGACGAATCGCCTGCCGCCGGCCGAGTTCACGACCTCACGTATGTCGTTGAGTTCGTGTTCTCGGACTCGCTTCTCTTTGCCCGCGGCTTCTTTGACCTGCTGCGGGTCGGCGGCGTTTTTGACGACTGATCCGGGCATCGAATATCTCCCTGCTTACTCGTTCGTTCCGCAGCCGGTCGTGCTCGAGCGATCCTGCGCCCAGTCGGACGCGGCCGTGCCGGTCGCCTTGCAGACGCAGTAGGTGTCGGTGTGGTCCGAGACCTGGATCAGGGCTCCGACGAAGTCCGGGACTAGCGTGTCCACGAAGGCCTTGGTGTACTGCCGGTAGCCCACGTGACCGTTCGCGCTGATCCGGTGAAGGACCGAGTCGTCGTTGCCGCGCACGGAGAGCATGTCCCCGGCCTGCGAGGCCACTCCCAGTAGGGAGAGGACGCTGTCCGCGGCGAGGTTCGGGTTCACGTCGAGAGCCGCGAGCGGCGTCCCGGTGTTGATCCCGATCCGGTCCGTGCTCCCGTCCGCGAGGAACAGGTTGGTGTTCGAGTCGCCCTCCATCCGGACGTCGTAGAGACCGCCGGCCTCGTTGAAGACCACCGTGCCGCCGTCCTGGATCATCGCTCCGTCGAGGTCGAACGCTCCGGCCACGGCGAGGGTGCTGTCGAAGTCGACCGCGCCGTCCACCTCGAGCTGTTCCTCGATGTAGAGGTCGCCGGCGTCGACCGCCGTCGTCGGCGTAGCGTCGCCGTCCACGATCAGGATGCCGCCGTCCGCGTCGATCCGGAAGAACCGGGTGTCCTCTTTCGATCGCACGTCGACCACGTCGACCGCCTGCGATAGGGAGGCCACGACCCTCAAGACCGTGTCGGTCGGGAGTAGGGCCTGCACGTCGAGGCTGGCCTGGGGCGAGCTGTTGCTGATGCCGACGCGGTCCGTGTCGCCGTCCACGAAGAAGGCGTACTCGTCGTCGTCGGACTCGACTCGGAAGTCGTAGGCCCCGCCGTCCTCGTTGGCCACGAACCCGCCCTCGAAGGCAGCTCCGCCGTCGATGTCGATGCCGAGGGGGAAGTACACGCCCTCGTCCATCGTCCGCATGACGGGTAAGAGGTCGTGGGTCACCCACTCGGACACGATGTCGTCCACCTCGACCATCACCGTAACGATCGTCCCGCTGGTGTAGGCCGAGCAGCGGAAGCGGTAGAACAGCATCCGACCGGTGCCGGCCTCCACGTGAACCGTCCCCGTGTCGGTCGAGGTCCCCGTGATGGATGGCGCGATCGCCTTGTAGTTCGATCCGTCGTGCGAGACCTCGAGAATCCAGGTCCCGACGAATGAACCGCTCACGGCATAGGTGAACGTCTCGTTTCGCCGCTGGAGGAGTACGCTCCCGGCGGTCGTCGACGTGAAGCTGGTGCTCACCGTGTCGAGCGCCGCCACGGGCGGGACCGATACGGCCATCACCAGAGCCAGGACCATGCTGATCCCGAACATCTTGAAGATTAATTTTTTCATGCTTTCATCTCTCCTTTATTGGGGTGCCGATCCTTCCGTCCTGGCTGCGTCTGAAATTCGTGTCAGAGCGTTGTCCCCGCCCATGTCCGCTGAAGCCAACTTCTGAGCGGCCTCCGCGCCCTGCTTTATGATCTCGGCCTTCTGCTGAGCCTCAGCCGCCCGCGCGCGGGTTGCGCGGATTTCGTCTACTGCGTCATCCGACCGGACGATCCCGGGGGTGACGCTCGCAAGGTCGCCGTACACGTCGATGAGCTGGTCGGTGTCGACCTTGTCCAGCACCGCGGGGTCCTGGGTCCTCTCGGCGATCGTGCCGACGAAGCCGGCGAATCTCTCGATCCCGCCGATATCGACGAGCTTCTGGGCCTGCGCCACGCTCGAGATATACTCCACCTTGAGCTTCTGGCCCTGGAGTTCATCCGGCGGCGGTGGAATCAGGCCTTGATCGACCATTGTGTCGAAGGCGATGTCGATGAGGTTGTCGAATAAATCCTGGTTCAGGCGGCCGAGCACGGGTCCGAGGACGACCAATTTCTCGTTGCGGACCTCGTCGATCTCGGTCGCGGTCGCGCGCTGGCGGCGCTGGTCGTCGATTACCTTCCGGAATAGGTCCTCGTAAAAGCATGTCTTGATCCGGATGCGCGCGGCTTCCTGCTTAGCCTCGAGCTCGCTGATCTGCGGCTTCACCTCATGGACCGGCCGGAAGCCCTTGGTCCCCTCACGCTCGTCTGTGTAGGTGATGTCGCCCGGCAGGATCGAGGCCTTCACCTTCCGCAGCGCACTCGGCCCTGTCATCGGCGGCATGATCGACTTCTCGATCGCCTGCATCGACCGCTTCTCGCCCTTCTGGAGCTGCTTGTTGTCGCCCAGGCACTCCATCCCTGGGCAGGCCACGCCGTAGACGTCCTCGCCCGCGATCTCCCACCTCGGCGCCAGGATGCGGAAGCGGTTGTAGCCGCTCTCCCTTAGATAGCGGTCGGCGATGTCGGCCGTGGAATAGGCCCGATGGTTCGCGCCGAAGCCGGCCTCGTAATAGACGCTGGCGTATTTCTTGTACTTCGCATCGAGGCGGTCCGGGTCGTAGAG